AAATAAATAATTTTAATGCAAGACAACAAAAACTTAGTCGAAGAGGCACTTATTCAAATGCGAAATGTTGAACAAGCAATTGCCGAAAATGCAAAAGGAATACTTCGTTCTACTATGAAGGAAGAAATCTCACAATTAGTAAAAGAATCCCTTACCGAACAGGATGAAGAAGAGATGGGATTTGATGTAGATACTGAAGTTGATATGGATGATGAGGACATGAATATGGACGATGAAGACATGGATATGGATGTAGATAATGTAGAAATGGACTTCGATTCAGTAGATACTGACGAACCAATTGATCTTACTGACGCTTCTGACGAAGAAATTCTTAGAGTGTTCAAATCCATGGGAGAAGATGATGGCATTATAGTTAAAAAGGATGGTGAAGATATTCACTTATCTGACACAGATGCTGACGTTGAGTATTTATTAAAACTTGGCGAATCAACAGAAGAAGAAATGGACGAAGAATACGAAGAAGAAATGGACGAAGAATACGAAGAAGAAATGGATGAAGAATACGAAGAAGAAATGGACGAAGAAGATGAGTCTATTGATGATATTATTGACGCTATTTTTTCTGACAAAGGATCATCCGAAATTGACCTCGATTCTGAAGATGAAGAAGTTATGTATGAAATTGAAATGGATGACGAAGAAGAGGAGGATGAAGAAGAATTCGAACTTGATGAGTCATACAGTCCAAAAAAATCTACAATCAAACCAAAAGGAGTTGGTATGGGTTCAGCTAAAAAATTCTCTTACAAAAAACAAACTGGTGGATTTGACGAGAAAAAACCAGAAGCTTTCAAGGGTAAGGTTAAAGCAGTTGGAACCGGTAGTGTTAAAAAAAGTGTTTTTCCAAAAGGAGAGAATACAGATGGTAAACCAAAAATTGTGAAGAAAGAAACAAAAGAAGCATCACGCACATATGGGATGGGATCAAAAGAAGGTAGAGGGTTAAGAAAAGGTATAACACCAAATAGAAATATGACTTTCGAATCCTTAGATAGCGAAGTAAATGTATTAAGAAGTAAGAATGAAGAATACAGAAAAGCACTAAATGTTTTCAGAGAAAAACTAAATGAAGTTGCTGTATTCAATTCTAATCTTGCTTATGCCACTAGATTATTTACTGAGCATTCCACGACAAAAAAAGAAAAAATAAACATTTTGAGAAGGTTCGATAATGTTGATAGTTTGAAGGAATCAAAGAATTTATATAGAGCAATCAAAGACGAACTTACTAAACCTAATGCACAATCAATTACTGAGAATGTTGAAAAGAAATTGATCAAAACAGTATCAACTGGTTCATCAGCATCTTTAATTGAATCTAAGACATACGAAAACCCTCAATTCATGAGGATGAAAGATCTTATGTCGAAGATAGCATAAAAATAATAAAAAACAAAAAACAACAAAAATGGGAGCATTATTAGAATCAGGTCTTGTTGGTAATATCGGGTTGAAACACTTGAAAGTTATCAAAGAAGACACAATTAGCAAATGGGACAAATTGGGATTTCTGACTTAAAGGTCATATGAGAGAAAACGTTGCCCAGTTGTATGAAAACCAAGCTTCGTACTTGATTAACGAAGCTGCAACTACATCAGACACAGGATCATTCGAAACTGTTGTATTTCCAATCGTAAGAAGAGTATTCTCTAAACTTTTGGCTAATGACATCGTATCGGTTCAAGCTATGAACTTACCAATTGGTAAATTGTTCTACTTTGTACCAAATATTCAAGCATATCAACCAGGTACATCTGAGCATTATCCACCTTATGGTGCGCCAGGTGGCCCGGCATCGCCAAATGCAGGATATGATTATAATGAAGGTAGAGATCTTTATGATAGATTTTATGAAGGTAATGAGCCAGCTTTGGATCCTCCTGGATTGTTTGATTACTCAAAAGGTCAATATTCTGCTATCACAGCAACTGTTACAACGGCAGCATGGAATAATACCACGTTAAATTTGGCACCTTACGGTTATAGCGCAACAACTGGTAACCCTGATTCAGTATTTAGAAAAGTATTAGTAATCATGTCAGGATTTGCTAACGCTGGTGCTGGTAAGTTAATTAGACCTGATGGTAACCCAATTGATAACGAATCATTTCTTTCTGATTTGACAATTTACGGTGTTGCCGGAAACATATACACATCAGCAAATGTAAATAATCCTTATTTGTTTAGAGTTGTAACTCAAAGATATGGAAAAGGTATTGTACAGTATGGTAACAACAACGATACATTAGTATTCCCAGACTCTAAAACTGGTGGTGGTCAATATGATAACATTTGTGACGTAAATGGACAAATTTATTTGGAAATTGACTTACAAGTTCCGGCAACTGTTGGAGCCAATTCACTTGATGGTTATTCTGGATCAACATTTACATCGACTACCTTAGCTGATGCTGCATTTACTGCAACATACAGAATTTACAAAGAATTGGAATTTGAAGATAAGATAGGTGAAGTTTCGTTTGATCTTATGTCAGTAACAGTTTCTGTAACTGAAAGAAAGTTAAGAGCTCAGTGGTCACCAGAAATGGCGCAGGACGTTGCAGCATTCCATAACATAGATGCAGAAGCTGAATTGACTGCGTTGTTGTCTGAACAAGTTGCTGCGGAAATCGATAGAGAAATTTTGAGAGACCTTAGAAAAGGTGCTGCTTGGAACTTGAGATGGGATTATAATGGTTGGAAGAGATTAGGATCAAACGCTGTTCCTTATACTCAGAAAGACTGGAACCAAACGTTGATTACAGCTATTAACCAAATTTCAGCTCAAATCCACAAATCAACTCTTAGAGGTGGTGCTAACTGGATTGTAGTTTCTTCTGAAATTAGTGCAATTTTTGACGACCTTGAATACTTCCACGTTTCAAATGCTGCCCCTGAGCAGGATCAATATAACATGGGTATTGAAAGAGTTGGAACATTAGCAGGTAGATATCAGGTTTATAGAGACCCTTACTTCCCAGCTAACCAAGTGTTGTTGGGTCATAAAGGAACTTCTTTGCTTGACACAGGTTATATCTACGCACCGTATGTTCCATTACAACTTACACCAACTATGTATAACCCATTCAACTTTACACCAATCAAAGGTATCATGACAAGATATGCTAAGAAGATGGTAAACAACAGGTTCTATGGTAGAATTACAGTTGATGGAGTTAGAACATTTGACTTACAAGAATTGAGATAATATTTCTCAGAGATATTTACAAAGGGAGACAATTGTCTCCCTTTTTTTTTACTTACAACTAATATTTATATAAAAAAGATAAAGATCATGATAAAACAAAATTGGAATATTGATGATGAAGAAAGACGTAGGATTATAAATCTACATGAATCGGCATCAAAAAAACAATATTTATTTCTAGAACAACAAGTTACCCAACAACCAGAAGTTGAGAAAACTTTAACACCGAGGGAATTTGCTAAAAAATATGGATTGATGACTGATGAAAAGGGCGACCCAATTCAAGCTACTGATAAGATGACAATACAATTCAACTTTGCAAGTGGATTCTGGAGTAATAAAGCTAACAGTGCTGACGGCAGCACAACTATTGTGACACAGGTTACAAATGCGGTTCAAGAAGTTAGAGATTTTTTGAATAAATTTTTCATACCACAAATTACCCGAATAACTATTGCTTCGGGTGAGTCTGCGGTCCCCAACAAAGATAACGAAGCTCCAGGTAGCCCAAGATTAAATCCGGGTGAATTGGCGAAAAAAAGAAGCGCTACAATACAAGAACTTTTGACACAACAACTTCAATCAGTAGTTTCTGACGGTTTGGTTAAACAATTGCCAGAAATACAAATAGCGCAACCTGTAATTGGTTCTGCGACGGTAAGGAATAGTCCAGAAGCTATTGCGGAACAATTTGTGTCGGCAACAATTGAGGTTAAAGGGTTAACAAGATTTGAATGTGACTTCAACTTAAATATTGAAGTTAAATATATACCAGTAGGTTCTGATAATGACAAATATCATAATTGTAATGATGCGCAATTTACGTTATTATTAAATAACGTTCCAATTACATGTAATGAAACTGGAACAGATATTTTTAGTTTAAATAATTATCCTAGTGCTGGGGCAAGAAAACAAACTTTGACTGTTAGCCCTGAAAAAGCAAAACAAATACTAGGAACATCAGAAACGGTTGAGGTTGCATTTAAGTGTATGTCAGAAAAATGTCATGAAGCCCCACTTGTAATGTCTGTGTTTGATGACGGTAAAAAGATAAGTGGTCCTAGTTACATGGGGACAGCTAAAAATCGCGCAGATAGAATGGCTAAGGGTGATGTTAGGAAAGTTGCCACTATGGATAACTGCGGTAAGATTATTAAGATTGAGGATTTCTTTTCTCAACCTGATCCAGCAGCTACTGGGCAGACTGAGACAAATAAAGCAGTTGCTACAAATAAATAATAAAAGGGCGCATCAGCGCCCTTTTTTGTTTTAACCAATAATATCTTGCGATACAATTTTTTGATTCATAACCCTAAGAGCTTTTGATGCTAATTCAGACTCACTTAGCGATAATAATCCAGACTTATGTGCGTACTCAACGCACTGGGATAAAACGTAAAAAGATTGTTCTCGCGTTAAACCATCTATAAGATTATTTAAGTCGTCTGGTGTGTAATATAATATGCTATCAAATAAAGCGCCGATTGGTTCTTTCTGTTCCATAATTCTAGATATTTATATTAATAATAATTCTTTTATGGATAATATCAAAGCAACAAT